GCAAGGGGTTTGCTGGAATGTCCAGACAGCATGGGAATACCGGTGTACTGCGATCCGGCTGGCGGGGAACGGATACAGGAAATAACCGGAGGCGTTAAAGCCAATAACTCGGTGGACAGCGGCATTGACTTTATCAACGCAAAAATCGAACGAAACCAATTTTATATTAGTTCGCACTGTACCGGGGTTTTGTCTGAAATATGGGACTACTGCCGAGACGAGGGAGGGGAGATTGTCAAAGCAAACGACCATTACCTTGACGCTTTGCGTTATGCGGTATTTTCAGACGCGCAGCATGGGGTGGTATTTCAATGAACATATTCAACCGCTTATTTTCTGATTTCATACGCAACAAAAGTAACCATAATGATACCGCTGCATTGGAAAATAATACGAATAATCATAATTTCTTGACTGTTGATGATGATTTTACTAAATTTGATAGAGAACCCTTCAACGATTCCTTTCTTTGCAACGCATGGGTCAATATTGCGGTTAATATCCTTATCCGCAATATCGCCCGTGCGGATTTCGTTCTTGAGAAAGACGGGGTTGAGGTAAAATCCGGCTCGCTCTTTAATCTCTTTCACAGACCGAATGAACGCTTAAGCAGGTTTGATTTGTGGAAGGAAACCGCCGCATGGTGGTTTTTAGAGGGCGAAGCGTTTTGGTGGTTCGGCGCCGATTACTCCGGCGGGCTTCCCCAACAACTGCATATCCTCAACCCCCGAAGGCTCAGGCTTGAAGCGGAGGGGATGGGTTTGCGGGGCGAATTTGCGCATAACAAGCGGCGGTGGTTCTACCATGCCGGCGCTGAATTAGTCCCTATCCTTTCTGACGAACTGATCCACTTTAAGGACTGGAACCCCTGGAACCCTTTGCGGGGCGTTAACCCGCTTGTCTCTCTTTCGATGGAGATTGAGCAGGATTATTTCGCCAATAAGGGCAATGCAATTTTACTGAAAAATAACGCTATCCCTCAAGGCTTGTTAAAAACCGATCAAACACTTAGACCCGAAGAAGCAGACCAGCTTGAGCGGCGGTGGGAGAGCAAATACGGGCAGGTGAAAGCGGGGCGGAAAATTGCGGTGCTTGGGAAAGGCACAAGTTTCGAGGCTCTTTCATTTAACCCTGATGTCGTCAAACTTTTTGAACTGAAACGCTGGAACTTGTATACAGTATTGGCGAAGTACGGCATACCGCCGAGGGTTGCGAATATATCCGACAGGTCAACGGCGCTGAGCGGCAAGGACACCAAAGAGCAACATTCGGCGTTTTGGCAGTATACGCTTATTCCTTTTTTAAAACAGCTTGAGCAAATTCTTGAAAGCCAGTTTTTTATGCGTTTCGGTTTGAAGGAGAACGGAAGGTTTGACCTTTGGGACATACCGGAGCTGCAGGAAAACGAGGATGCGCAGAGCAAGCGTGATATTGCGGAAATAACCGCCGGATTAAAAACGATAAACGATGTGTTAAAAGAACGGGGCAAGGAACCGAAGCCCTGGGGCGATGTGTGGCACAAGCCGAAAAACCTTGTTTCAATGAATGACAGCGGCGGCGCGCATGATGTATAACGCTGTTGTCATTGCTTCCGCCGCCGGATTTCTCGCTGAAACGCTTCGTGTTAAATTGCACGATGCGGATTTCAGGGTGTTTGTGGCAGGCAATGACAAAGATTTATCATCAAAAATAAAAACTGTATATCCCCGGTTTATCTTTCTTGAGCAATGTTTTATCAACAGCGGCACTGATGAATATGTGAAAAAGATTATGAAGTCAAACATCAATATGCATATTGTGATGTGGACCGCTTCTGACATACCGCCGCTGGCGGCTGCCCGGTTTATTCATGCGGGGGCGGAAAGTTTTTTCTCGTTACGGGATACGGGGGAGAACATCGACAAAATTCTTGGCTTGATTGCAAAGGGGAAACGGTACTGCCCTGACGATGTGGAAGCGGCTCTTGACAGCGATTGGGGCGAGCCTATTTTCGGCGTTCCGTTATCGAGAAGGGAAATCCAGCTTGTCAAGCTGTACCGGTTTTCGGACAAAGAGATTGCGGGAAAGTTATCAATCACCGTTTCTACGGTTAAATACCATAAAACAAATATCTACAGAAAAATTGGAGGAAAACGGAAAAATGAAGTTATTACCTATGTGATTAAGAAAGGGATTATCCCTGCGGAGGAAATAGAATGAACAATGCTACAAATCAGCTTCCATGCTGATTTGTAGCTTAGGAGTTTTTACGTTGTAAAAACTCCAGCTAAAGCAATGGAAACAGCGGCATCCATGCCGCTAAAGCAAGGAGAATTTATGATTATTAGAATGAAAAGCGGGGAGATGATGACGGCTAACGGTTCGGTTTTGCTTGATTATTTGGGCGTGAAACAAGATGCGTCTGGTGTTCATCGGGTTACTGGTGATGTGGAGTTGATTTCTGCGGTTCCTTTCCAGTTGGCAACGGATGGAGAAACAGAGCGGGGGTTTGCGTGGGTTCTGAGTACCTTTGACCTTGATAGATACGGTGAACGTGTTGATCCGAATGGGTGGGAGTTTCAGCGGTTTTTGCTCAATCCGGTTGTGGAGTGGGCGCACCGTTACGATATTCCGGCGATTGGGAAGATTGAAGGGATTGCGGTTGATGCGGATGGGCTGCATGGGGTTGTGTGCTTCAACGGCAAAGAGTTTGATCCGTTTGGCTGGTCTATCGGGGAGCGGGTTAAGGCTGGCGTTATTCGGGCGGGGTCAGTTGGGTTCAGGGTTATGGAGATTGAAATTCCGTCAAAGGAAGATGCGCCAAATGGCGGCAAAGATGGTACTGCTTTGATTTTTCGTAAACAGGAACTTTTGGAATTTTCGATTTGCAATGTTCCGGCTAATCCTTTCGCACTTGCAAAGGGATTAGGGAATGGGGATTGGGGAATAGAGAATAAGAATTCCGGCGTTACTGCTTCACCCTTTTGGGGGAGCTTTATCAATAATTTATAGGAGCGTACATTATGGGTAATGAACAGTTGGAGGCGGTTAAAAAGCAGTTAGCCGCAATGAAGAAAATCGAGTTGACCGGATTTACCAACACTGAAACGGCAACGGCGTATTTTCAAGAGAAGGAACTCATTCTGGAGGGGATTGTTAAGACACTGGAAACAATTACCGTTCAGGAAACGGCGGAAGTGGAAGCCTTGAAAATTACCGTCAAGGCTCTGCGGGAAGAAATCAAGGGACAGGCTTCTTCGCCTCGTGAATTGTCCAGGCGTGAATTGCTGTTCTGTTTGGGCAAGGGGATTGTTGCGGCATGGTCGGGCAACCATAAGGCATTAGCTGATTTGTCCTTTTCGCCTAACCTAAAAGCGGATAATTGGACTAACCCCAAAGATGTGTCGTGGAGTGAAAAGGGCTGGCAGATTTCAAAAGCCGCACTCGGCGAACCGATGGGCAACATGGCAACGAATGACCAGTATTTGATTAACCCCATCTATGAAACGGAAATTATGCAAGATGCCGCCAAAAAATCGGTAATGATGAATTTAGTTCGTCATCGCCCGATGATGGGACCTTCTATCTTTCTACCTACCAGAGACAGGGGCGGTGTTGAATTGAACTGGCTTACTGCCTATGGTCAGCAGATTAAGGGGAGCAAGCCCAAAGGAGCGGAGCGGGTCGAATTGAAAGCCTACACATTGGCTGGCTACATTCCGTGGTTCGATGAATTTGAACAAGACGTGTTTGTCGATTTGGGGCAGATGTTCATTGACGAGTTTATAGAAGTATACGGACAAGAATTTGACCGCCAATGCTTGCTTGCCAAAGACGATCCGTTTACCGGGGCTATGGCGTGTGCCGATGTTACAACGGTAACGATTGCGGGGGCAACCATCAATGATTTAACGTGGAAAGACTTCCGTGATGCGGTGTATAAAATCCCTGCCGAAGAACGGAAGGATTGTTGCTGGTTCTTGAATGAAACGGTGTTGAACCACATTGCCAACATCGAGGATACCACAGGCCGCCCGATTTGGCGGCGGCCTACGGAAGCAATGCCGGGGCGGTTGGATTTGTACCCCTATCACGAAATTTCGATACTTCCACAGATTGCCGACATTAAATCCGATGAGCCGTTTGCGGTTTTTATGAACCCCAAAAGAATTCAGCATGGCAACCGGAAGGGTATTGAGATTAAAAAGTTTGATGGTACTACGGAAAGTCTGGAATATGGGGAATTGTTTCTGCGGTTCCGCAAGCGGGACGGGTTCCTTGTTACCAGACCGAAAAATAATATTTTGGTTTTGAAAACTAAGGCGAGTTGATAAACCGTTAAGCTGTTTGTTCTTTGAAAAACACATCTGCTTGCTGATTTGGCTTTCAGGTGTTAGAGAAGGAAAAATAATTTTGTTAGCCGTTCGGCTGATGCCGCCGGACGGTGTTTTTCCATTTTTTTAAAGTGCCGCTAAAATTTTGTACTGTTCATCTTCTGACAGTTTTTTGACGTTAAATGCACAAATAGCGCATTTCCGGCTGTCTTTGCAAGCCTGACAGATTTTTGAAGCGTCAAGAATAAACGGCAAGAGTAAAATAATTTTTTCTACTGCTTGGGTCATTGGTTTGTTTAGAAACCTCGCAAAACGGCGTATCGATACGGATGCTGTTTCTGAAAATTGCGGTGTATAGAACCGCTTTTTGTCTGTGATATTCATAGAACAACCCCCAGATATGAAGTAACCCCCGATAGNTNGAATATTTGGTTCGCACACGAGAGCCATGTAAGGAGGAATAAAAAATACTAAACCGCCCCACATTTATAAAACCAACCGAAGGCTGGCAGGATTATGTTTTTTTTCCTTTACTTGTTGCGGAAAAAACCACCTCCCTGCCCATTTGTGGAGTATGTAACATTTAACAGTTTGTGCGATTGCTCTGGTGCGTTGAGATTTTAAACAACGATCATGAACAACTGCCCTGGTCTGCCCACTTGTAGGCATATTGGCACAGCTCTTGCCCGCCTGTGTGACGGTGATATGTGTTGCAAGAGCCTTGCCAAAGGGGTTATATAGATGGCGTAACAGATAAATAATTGATTGCTGGCATACTATGCATAAAAAAAGGCATTTTTATCAATTCGCAGTATGCCTGAACTATATGTATTTCCTTTTCTACATCAACATATTTGACAGTTTTTTTGTCTAAATCCTTTAAATATTCGGAATCACCAGTTTCTAAATAATCGAAATCATTTTTATTGAGACCTAACCTGTTTAATATTTTATCTGTTAAGATCAGTCCACTAGAAATCACTGCATTAATAAATGGTTTAGTTTCTTCAATTATATTTATACTTTCGAGTATTGGTATAATATTATTTGGAAAAAG